CATGGAGGTGATTGCTCTGTCTCCGGAGTTCTTGCCTGAGGTGTCTCGTTATGCTAAGGATGCCGCTCTTACCTTCTTGAAGGCCAATGTTAATAGTATCCCTAATATGTCTCTCCGTAGCCTCATCCAGGTATCTAAGATTGCCAATAAGGGTGGTGAATGGAAAGACTTGGCCAAGTACGTTCTAACGCAAGGGGCTTGATAATGGAATTTAAATCTGATTGGGGCTCGACCCCACAAGAAGTAATAGAACACATACAGACCTCATTAGAGCGGGAGGTGGAGTGGCCTATATCAGATGTATTATCTGGTGACGATTTAGCCAACGCCCTGTACTATATACGGTGTATGAGAGCTATAATAAATCGAACAGTACTAACGCAAGGAGCCTAAGATGATGAACATGATTGAGGAGGTAGCGGAGTGTTTGAAATTAGGATATACCGCCCATGAAGTCACCCGTATATTTCAGATACCGGTATCGATGGTCGATGATATCATCATCCAGGCCGAACAGTTAAACGATACTGTATACGTACCCTATACAGAAGAAATGGTGGACGAGATGGCAACCTACTACGGTGAAGAATAGTAGTATAGAAACACAGTCAAATATATAGAAAAAAGTATAGTTACTGTATACAACTACGTACAGGCAGTTATGTGTTACATGAAAATAAAAAATTTTTCCGCGCAAATCTCCGTGAATTTTTCCGCGCGCAAAAACCCATTCTAAAAGTCGCCCATGAACCAATACTCTTATTACTTCCTTTCTTTGGTAGTAAAGATTATCTTCATTATGTTTATTCTCTATTACGATCTATCACCTTGGTGGTTGTTGTTACTACTCCTACTATGATAATGAAATTTACCATTTAGTGTGGATATGGAGAAGAAGAGAATATATAATAACGATCTTACTATAACTATTTTTGATAAAAGGAAACATTACCATGATTGAATTAAAAATGAAACGCTACGGTCTTTCTGTTACCGTGAATTGCTCCAACTCCCATGACGCATATATGCAGGATACGGCTGGGTTTCTTCCTGCATTAGAAGAGTTCTTACAAAAACTCGATGACTTCAATAACGTACATGTAGAGATTACTACACCTAAAGAAGAAGATTCTTTTTCCTTAGATAGCATCGATGAAGATGAAATTACCATCACCTACCCCGAAACCGATTGGGATGTACATACTGTATGAAGCCCAAATTCTTACCCCTACTTGACCGGTGTATTACCGATGGGATAGAGAGGGGGTATGCCCGGGCCCATAAGCATACGGATACACCAAACGAATTCGTTATTAAAGATCATATATACGAAAGTGTGATGCATGAACTTTATGAATCGTTTGATTTCCCAGAACCGGAGAATGTAAATGCATGATAGTACTACCGTCCAAGATAGGTTTTCTTTTACCCTGACCCGTACCCGTGAGATACGAGATGGGAGGGTGGGTGTCATCTATTCACCCCGGTATGGTGCCGGTTGGTATACCTGGAATATGCATCACGCCAATTGTGAACACCTCATCTTCGACCCCCACCTTATTGATTTGGTGGAGCAGGGGGCTGCACCCGACCTCATTGAGGCTAGGGCCAAGGCGTTAGTCCCCCAAGGTTGTTTTCTTGCCGTAAATGATTTGACGGTAGAATGGTTCCCCCAAGGTACCAAGTTTATTATACGAGAATACGATGGTGCGGAGTCAATCCAATTGATGGAAGAAACACCATGGTTACAGGCCTAAAACCGGTTCTAAATGCCAAGTTCGATGACTACCGTATATTGGAGGTAGACTTTCCTTCCTATGAAAAATACCTCCCCCTCTTCGATCTAGAAGGTACCGATGCCTCCCCCTTGACCCATACCTTCTTTGGCAAACAGGTTATGTTCAGGGATAATAATAACCTACAAAGCCCCCTACTACAGGAATATATCAATCAGGTGAGGGGTATTATTAATTACCATTACACCAAAGATAATATACCCATACAAGCAACCGAATATTCAGGGGGGTGGTATATTAAGTATGAAAAGGGAGGGTACCAAAACATGCATACCCATTGTAGAGATACAGGGTATGGCGCCCTCTCCACCACCCTCTGTTTTGATGAGTTCCCATACCCAGTCTTTGTGGCCAAGGTAAAGACCAAATCCGGTAGACTAAAGCAAAAAGAGTTTTACGATAAACCCGGTAAACTACGCATCTTTAATTCCCATGACGTATTCCATGGTGCACTCCCGGTCTATTCACCACGTAGGATCATTGTAGTCGATTATCGTTACGATTTACTAAGGTCCCCGTAACGCTTGATTTTTATCTTCCTTTATACTATAATAAGTTATTGAATGGAGAGTTTTTGTTATGTCAAGTATATGTCGATCTGATAAGCATATTGGTGGGGGGATCTATCTTTCGGCCTCCTCCTACCTTAATAAACGTTACCTACCCGACACCCTTACGGTGGCTACGGTGGTAAACCGTTCTATTGATATCTTCCGCAACCACCTCGACTTCTCAAAAGATGTCAAAGTCCGTATCGCCCCCCTCCGGGGTAAAGATAATGGGAGGTGCAATCCTAAGGGGGTTATTGAACTGGATTGTAGGTTGCCTTGGGCAAAGGCTTTAGAGGTACTGGCCCATGAATTGGTCCATGCCGAACAATACCATCAAGGTCGATTGAAGCATAGGATGTCCAAGGGTCGGTGGATGCATCACTGGAAAGGCTCAAGCGCCTTTGGTAAAGGTACTACCTACCAAAACTATCGTAAGCAACCGTGGGAGATCGAGGCCTGGGGTAGACAGGCTGAATTGGCCGAAAAGGTATGCGTTGAACTTGAAAAATTATATCCTTAAGGAGAACTAAAGATGTGGCGTAAAAGACAAACTGAACAAATGATGTTACTACAGAACCAGGGTGAGATGGAAAACTTCCTCGGCCTCCTCGTCCACGATACCGCCTATGAGATCGAGGACGTAAGATCGCTCTTCCTGGATCAGTTTCCTGGGGAAGAATATTTCTTCGATGAATATGTGAGTAATAATGTTGAATAAAGCACAAGAAGAAATCCTAACGATCCTCCAGGAGGAGTGTGCCGAAGTGATCCAGGCCGTTTCCAAGGTTCGGAGATTTGGGGAGGCCAATAACATCGAGCAATTGGAGCAAGAGGTTGCCGACGTACTCTGTATGATCAACCTTGCCTACATGCATGGGGTATTGGTGAAGGATGAGGAGAGGCTTAAGAATCGTATTACCGTTAAAGAAGAACGATTAAAAAAGTATTCTCGTATTTTTGAAGATTCTAAAGAATTACGTTACGAAGATTTAAATGAACACCAGAAAAATAATGTTGATTGGTTTGGTTCCCCTAATGGTGCATAAATTTTTTTGCAGAGCGGTACAATAGATACATCTTAACTTATAAGGTAACCCCATGAGACCAAGTATTATAAATCAACTTCAAAACTTCATTGGTGGTTGGTTTATCAATGAAGATCTTTGTGATTATATCGTCGACGACTTCGAAAACCGTAAACCCGTACAGAAAGAATCTCATTCTACCCGGGGATATAAGGTAGTCGATAATCGGATGATGAGTCGTCACTTCATGAATGCATACCAAGATGGGGTAAAAGAGGTATTGGTGCAGTATAAGCTACTCTACCCCTATTGTACTGAGTCAATAGAGGCATTTTATTTGGCTGAACCTTATAATATTCAGAAATATGAAAAAGGTAGACACTATTCGGCCTGGCATTGTGAAAATAATGGCGATCCCCGTTACCGTTACAGGCACCTGGCCTACATGACCTATCTCAATACGGTAGAAGATGGGGGAGAAACTGAATTCCTACACCAAAACGTAAAAATTAAGCCTGAAAAGGGCTTGACCCTCATCTGGCCGGCACATTTTACCCACATCCATCGCGGGCTCCCCAGTTATACCACTGAAAAGTATGTAACTACGGGTTGGTTTGACTTCTTCGACACGGAAAACTTCCTTGAAGCCCAGAAAAACGTGAGCGACCAAGAGTTTTGGAAGAATTTGGAAAATTTAGACCGTAATGTATCATGAAACAGTTGATTTCCTCGGGCGAATACGTTATAATTAATTATCTTAACTCAGAAAGGTAATAAAAATGGCTCATGAACTAGAAATCTCTGCAAGCGGCGAGGCTAATATGGCTTACGTTGGTCAGGTACCCTGGCATGGACTTGGTAAACGAGTTCCCTCCGATGTATCTCCTGAACAAATGCTCAAAGCTGCCAATCTCGATTGGACAGTAGAAAAGCGTCCGCTGTTTTTTGAATCAGATGAGGGTTTGGTTGCTACCAAAGCCCGCGCTCTGGTACGTTCTACCGATAATAAGGTATTGACCGTAATTTCAGAGAATTGGAATCCAGTTCAAAATATTGAGGCGTTTGAATTCTTTAACGATTTCGTTGCCGCTGGTGATATGGAGATGCATACTGCCGGTTCACTCCGAGACGGTAAGATGGTTTGGGCTATGGCTCAGATTAAGAACTCTTTTGAACTCTTCGGTGGTGATAAGGTTGAGGGATACCTCCTCTTTAGTAACCCCCATGAGTTTGGGCGCTCTATTGATATTCGCTTTACCCCCGTTCGTGTGGTATGTAATAATACCTTGACGATGGCTTTGGATGAAAATGCCAAGCATGCCGTTAAACTTAATCACCGTTCGCAGTTTAATGGTGATCAGGTTAAACTCGTTCTTGGTATTGCTGGTGATCGACTTGCACGTTATAAAATTCAAGCCCAGTTCTTGGGACAGAGGAAGTATAACAAAGAGACGATTGTTGAATACTTTAACCGAGTATTCCCATCGATGACTAAGGATGAGATTAAGTTGGCTAAAACTTCTGTACCTATCTCTAGGCATGCAGAAGAGGCAATGTCTATCGTTCATACCCAGCCTGGTGCTAAGTTTGCCGAGGGTTCTTGGTGGCAGGCTTTTAACGCCGTCACGTACATGACTGATCATAAGCTTGGTCGTTCACGTGATAGTCGTCTGACTTCTGCCTGGTACGGTTTGAATCGTGCTAAGAAAGAAAAAGCTTTGGAATTAGCTGTAGAATACGCACATATGGCATAACTAAAGCCTATATAATATATACGCTGCGGTAGAAATACCGCAGCGTAACAGTCAAGTAACAGTTGCCATAAACCTCAAAAGAGCTTATAATCATTCTTATGTTAACGAACAAAGTCAAACCGATGCATCAGTTTAGAGTAGCGATATCGCTACCCGGCTATTGCTTTGGCTCAAGCTCTGATCGCAATACATGGGGAGAGATTAGCAAGCCGGGGGACGTGTAACCAGTACTTACTGTACCAATTACCAGAACCCTCGGAAAGCGAAAGCCCCGAGGGTTTTTTAATATGCAAAGTTCATCGTAACTCTTGCATATAACGTTGTTCTTTAATAATTTGCATACCATAAAAAATGGTCCGGTTAGCTCAATAGCAGAGCAATGGCTTGATAAGCCAGAGACAGAGGAGCGTTACCTCTACTGGATACCATAATATGCTGCGTTCGTCTATCGGTTAGGACATGCGGTTTTCATCCGCATAAGAGGAGTTCGATTCTCCTACGCAGTACCATATTAAAGAGCATTAAGCTAGTGTTTTTTAATATAGTTAGTGTACGTGTGACCCGAATGGCTAGGGAGCGGATTGCAAATCCGTATCATGCAGGTTCGACTCCTGTCACGTATTCCAAGTTTTTAGGCTCGATCGTATAAAGGTTATTACTTCGGATTGTCTATCCGATTATCGGGGTTCGATTCCCCGTCGAGTCGCCAGATCTTTATGCCCTTGTATCCTTAGTGGTAGAGGTCCTGTCTTGTAAGCAGGGTGTGGTGGTTCGATTCCATCCTGGGGCACCAATTGGGGGATTAGTGATAATGGGAGCACATGTGCTTTGCAAGCATGAAGCGGGAGTTCGATCCTCCCATCCTCCACCAATTTTTCTCGGGTTAGTTTAATGGCAGAATTCGTGGTTTGGGACCATGAGACGAAAGTTCGATTCTTTCACTCGAGACCATTTATATTCCAGTGTAGCACAGCGGTAGTGCAGTTGACTGTTAATCAATTGGTCGTAGGTTCGATCCCTGCCACTGGAGCCAGTTTCGGAGCAATTGATGCTAAGGCGTGTGCATCGGCGGACTGTAAATCCGTCCCCTCAGGTAAACAATCTTGGTTCGACTCCAAGTTGCTCCACCATTTTTTGCCTTGTTAGCTCAGTGGTAGAGCGTCTCGTTTACACCGAGAGGGTCGGCAGTTCGAAACTGTCACAAGGTACCAGTTTTCTTTTGAGTGGCCATGTTGTAACGGTTAGCAACAGAGATTGTGATTCTCTTAGTCTGGGTTCGATTCCCAGTGGTCACCCCAAAGAAAATTTATGCCAAGATAGCTCAGTTGGTAGGGCAGTAGACTGAAAATCTATGTGTGGGCGGTTCGATCCCGTCTCTTGGTACCAAGTCAATGGAAGATAATGCAGCGGGGTTGGTCCTGCGACTGGCCTTGAAAACCAGGT